ATGCCGTCCCTGCCCGCCGGATACCAGCCGTTCGCCTCGCGCTCCGAGCGCCGCGCGGTATCGCGCCGTACCGCACGCCAGCAGACCGCGGCCATGCACACCGTCATGCGGACCGCGCCGAGGTACGAGCCCGCACGGAACGACAGTTGCGAGCGGCACCACCGCAAGCTCCCCTGCAAGCGGTGCGCGGAGTAAGGAAGCCGGCATGAGCACCCCCACCCCCGACGAGCAGGACCCACACGTCGAGGCCATCGACTCCACCAAGGCCATCCAGAACGCGGTCCGCCTGCTGTACGCCGCCGAGATGGTCACTGACCTGGCGCTGATGGAGCGCTACGAGGGCCTTGCCGACTCGTGGCTCAACGTCTCCCAGGCACTTGCGTAAACCCCACCCTCTACGCCTCCGGAGGCAACCCCGCATGTCTGCATCCATCGACGAACTCCACGGTCTCGTAGACGAACTGGACGATGAGGGCCACTCCCTCGCCGGCCGGTTCCGTGACCTGGTCGACCGCGTCAAGGCCGACTTCTCCCACCTGCTCGGCGGCGGCAAGGACGAGCTGGAGACCTTCGTGCAGTCCCTGGTCGCCACCCTCGTCCCCGAGCTGGACAAGGTGAAGGGCGAGATCGTGGCCGAGGTGATCGCCGAGGTCCGCAAGGTCACCGCCGAGGTCAAGTCGGTCGTCAACGCCGTCCCTGCCGCTCCCGCCACCCCGGCGGTAGACGCGGCTGCCCCGGCCCCGGAGTCGGTCGAGCCGTCCGCTACCGCGGCTCCCGTCCAGGGCTGACCGGGCGGGGCCCCGGCCGCCGACTCCTCGGCCGGGGCCCCGCCCACCTTCTGAACTACCTACGCGGAACCGGGACTTGCCTTTCAATAAGCCGTGTGACCTGGGAAAATGTCTTTGTGACGATACCTCCCAATGCCCTCGGGTATGCGGCCCTGACCAAACGCATGGGATGGGCCAGTGTGCGCGCCGCCACGGTCATGAACAGCCGCGCGAAGCGCCGCCGCGAGAACGGCACATCCCGGCCGGGCGACCTTCCCGCACCCGACGGCTACGCCGGCCAGTCGCCGTACTGGTTCGAGTCCACGGTTGACGACTGGGCGGCCGGCCGGCCGCGCGTAGGTGTCGAACGCGACCGCCCCGACGGGCTGCGCCAGTGCAGTAAGTGCGACACCGTGAAGCCGCCCAGCGAGTTCCACACCTATAGCGACGGCCGCACTGGCGAAGTGCGCCTCATGGCCAAGTGCAAGGCGTGCCACCTCGGCGTGGCCCTCGCATGGAACCAGCGCAACCCCGAGCGTGCCGCCGCGGCGACCGCCCGGTGGAAGCAGCGGACCCGTAAGCGGTACAAGGCCCGCCTCTACGGCATCACCGAGGACCAGCTTGTGGCCCTGGAAGCGGCGCACGACGGCCGCTGCCAGATCTGCGGCGAGGTCCCGGACGACGGCCTCGCGGTCGACCACGACCACGGCACCGGCCACGTCCGTGGCTTGCTGTGTCGGACGTGCAACGTTGGGCTCGGGGCCTTCGGGGACGACCCGCGGCTCATGATGGCGGCCATCCGCTATCTGGAGGAGAGCCGCGAACGTGCCGACCACCACCCCGCCATCACCGGCATCGCGTAAGCGCACACCCGCCCCACGAAGCGCCTCGAGCTGCACGGCTCGGGGCGCTTCTGCATGCCCTCTGACCCTCAGGAGATCCCCTCGTGCCAGCCGTGTACGTCGAAACACGCGAAGTCCCCCTCGATGAGCTGACCTCGTTTCCCGGGAACGCCAAGCGTGGCGACGTCGCGAGCATCCAGGTCAGCATCCGCCGAAACGGCCAGTACCGGTCCCTGATCGTCCGCCAGGTCGAGAACGGCCCGCTGATCGTCCTCGCCGGCAACCACACCATGCAGGCGCTGAAGGCCGAGGGCTACGAGACCGCCCGCTGCGAGATCGTCACCTGCGACGACGCCGAGGCCCGCCGGATCAATCTGGCGGATAACAAATTGGCGGAGATGGGCACGTACGACAACGACGATCTCGTGGAGTTGCTGTCGTACCTGGACGGCGACTACGAAGGCACCGGCTACAACGAGCACGACATCGAAATGCTCATCACGCCGCCGCCGGACCTGGACTCGCTCGCCGACGAGCTGGGCGACCCCGAAGAGGACGACCTCTGGCCGATTTTGCGGTTCAAGGTCCCGCCGAACGTCCGGGACGACTTCTATGACCTGTCGACCGGCTGCGAAGTCCCCGACGACGACGGGGCCCGGTTCATCTTCATCATGAACAAGCTGCGGGCCCTGACGTGACCCTGCGGGTCCTGGTCTCGTACCACTACCACCGGGACACCGACCTCGCGCAGCTGGTCGACGACCTCGGCGGCGACGTCGACCTGTTCGCCGACTCCGGCGCCTACTCCGCGGCCACCACCGGCGCCACCATCAAGGTCGCCGACTACGCGGCTTGGCTCAAGCAGTGGGCGCCGCTGTGGACCGTGCGCTCCAACCTGGACGTCATCGGCGACCACGCCGGCACCGCCGCGAACCTGTCCCGGCTCCAGGACGCAGGGGTCGACCCGCTGCCGGTCTTCCACACCGGGGAACCCTGGCGCGTACTGGAGCGGATGTGCGAGCAGCACCGCTACATCGCCCTCGGCGGCCTGGCGCTCCACGCGGTCGGCGGCGCCAAGCAGCAAGTGCTGATGAAGTGGCTGGTCAAGGCGTTCCTCATCGCCCGCGAACACGGCACCGTCTTCCACGGGTTCGGCCTCACCTCGCCCAACCTCATCCGCACGCTGCCGTTCTACTCGGTGGACTCCAGCTCGTACACCATGGGTCAGCGGTTCGGCCTGGTGTACCTGTGGGACTCCCGGAACCTGAAGATGCACTCCGTCTTCTTCCGTAACCCCACCGAAGTACGGCCCCGCGCGGACATGTTCCGCCGGCACGGCCTCCCCGCCAGCCGCGTCCTCGACCCCGGGTTCTACCGCTCCGGCACCCCCAGCAACCACGACGACCGGACCGCGCTCACCGGCGCCTCCGCCCGCGCGTACGGGTTCATGGAGGAGTCCCTGACCCGTCGCCACCGTGTGACCGCCCCACCGCTCCCACGGCACGCCGACACCGGCACGAAGGTCTACCTCGCACTCGCCGGCCCCACCCGATCCGACATGGACCCGCTGCGGCTCCTGGCGAAGGAGACAGCGTGACGTTCCGGTTCCTGGTGTCGTTCCACTACCACAAGGACACCGACCTTCAGGCCATCGTCGACACCTACGGCGGACCGTGTGAGGTGTTCGCGGACTCCGGGGCGTTCTCCGCCGCGACCCTCGGCGCGACCATCAAGCGCCCCGATTACGCGGCCTGGCTCCACCAGTGGCGCGGCGTCATCACCACGGCGGCCACCCTCGACGTCATCGGCGACCCGACCGCCACCCACCAGAACACCCTCGCCCTCGAAGACCAGGGCCTCACGGTGCTGCCCGTGTTCCACGTCGGCTCACCGTGGGAGCGGCTGCACGAGCTGTGCAAGCAGTACCAGTACATCGCCCTCGGCGGCATGGTCCCGCACGCCAAGAAGCCCGACGCCGTCATGCGCTGGCTCGTGAAGTGCTTCCAGATCGCCCGCGAGTACGGCACCGTCTTCCACGGCTTCGGACAGACCCGGTTCCAGACCATCGCCGCCCTGCCGTTCTACTCGGTGGACTCCTCCGCCTGGGGCTCCGGCTCCCGGTACGGGCAGATCGCGCTGTGGGACGAGCGGAAGGCGAAGCTGGTCACCGTCCAGGTATCCCGGCCCGACCAGGCCCGCAAGCACGCCGCGCTGCTGCGCTCCCACGGCGCCGACCCCGCCCTCGTCGGCCGGCCCGGGTTCGCCGTGGCCAAGCAGCGCACCCGCGAACAGTACGAGCGGGAAGACCTCATGATGCGCGGCGCCCCGGCCATCGCCTACCACCGGCTCGGCCAGTGGCTCATCCGCCGGCACCGCGTGCCCGCCCCGCCCGGCTGGGAACGCCCCGGTACCGCCCTGTACCTGGCGGACGGCGCGGTCGCGCAGCTCACCAAGGCCGCACAGGTGCTGCGCGACGAGGAGAACCGCAGCACGACCGCCAGGGGCGGCGCCCGCGAGGACGAAGGCACCCAGCTGTACCTCGCCGAGGCCAACCCCAAGCACCTCCACAAGATCGCGAAGGCCATCGCCACCGACACCGGCGTGGCCACACGGAAGGACAGCACCCCCTCATGACGCGTCCCCTCGCCGTACTCGCCTTCTCCGGCGGCATGGACTCCACCACCCTCGCCGCGCACTACGACGCCCAGGGCTATGACCTGCTGCTGCTGTCGTTCAACTACGGCCAGCGGCACAACCGCGAGCTCACCTCCGCGCGCCTGGTCGCCGGGCACTTCGACGCCGAACACCACGTCGTCGACCTCACCACCGTGGGCGCGCTGATGCCCGGCTCGGCGCTCACCGACGCCACGGTGGCCGTGCCCGACGGGCACTACGCCGAGGAGTCCATGCGCGTCACGGTCGTCCCCAACCGCAACGCGATCATGGCCAACGTCGCCATCGGTATCGCGTCCGCGCGCGGCGCGCAGCTGGTCGCCCTCGGTATCCACGCTGGCGACCACGCAATCTACCCGGACTGCCGGCCGGAGTTCCTGGACGCCCTGCGCACATGCGCGACTCGCGCCCTGGACGGCTTCACCGTGCCCCGCATCGAGGCCCCGTTCGTCCGTCACTCCAAGACGTGGATCGCCTCGCACGCGGCCGACCTGGACGCCCCGCTTCACCTGTCCTGGTCCTGCTACAAGGGCGGCGAAGTGCACTGCGGCACGTGCGGCACCTGCACCGAGCGCAAGGAGGCGTTCGAGAACGCCGGTGTCTACGACCCCACCGACTACGCCGCCTGACGCAGCGCAACACACGAAGGAACCCCCTCACATGACCCACGCCGTAACGGTCCGCCACAACTTCGAGACCGGTCACCGGCTGCCGCACCTGCCCGGCAAGTGCGTGAACCTCCACGGGCATTCGTGGTGGGCGGAGGTCACCGTCGAGGCCGACGAGATGGCCGCCGGCCTGGTCGTGGAGTTCGGGCCGTTCAAGAAGCTCCTGCGGGAGTGGATCGACACCCACCTCGACCACGGCGTCATGCTCGGCCCGCTCGACCCGCTGCTGCCCGTGCTGCGTTCCCACAGCTGCAAGGTCTACGAGGCGCCCGACTGGCCCACCGTCGAGAACGTCGCCGCCCTGATCGGTGACGTCGCCTCTAAGGCCCTGACCGAGCTCGTCCGCGCGCCCGGCGCCCGCGTCACCCGTGTCCACATCCAGGAGACACACGTCAACGCCGCCACCTGGACCGCCTCGTGAGCGACACCCCCACCCTCGTCTTGGCCGAGGTGTTCGGCCCGACCGTTCAGGGCGAAGGGCCGTCCACCGGCCGGCGTGCAGCGTTCATCCGCCTCGGCGGCTGCAACCTGCACTGCACCTGGTGCGACACCCCCTACACGTGGGACGCCTCCCGGTTCGACCTGCGCGCCGAACTGACCCGCACGCCGGTGCACGACGTCGTCTCCCGCGCGCTGAACGGCAACCCGGCCGTCGTGGTCATCACCGGCGGGGAACCGCTGATGCACCAGCACCAGCCCGGCTGGGAAGCCCTCCTGGACTGGCTCATCGACGCGGGTGTCGAGATCGAGGTGGAGACCAACGGCACCCTCGCCCCCACCTCGGCCACCGCCTGGCGGGTGACCCGGTTCAACGTCTCCCCGAAGCTCGCGCACGCCGGTGACCTCGAACGCGACCGCATCAAGCCCCGGGCGCTGCGCGCCCTGGTGGAGACCGGCCGGGCCGCGTTCAAGTTCGTGTGCGCCACCCCGGACGACGTCACCGAGGTCGCCGAGGTCACCGGTCGGCTGAACATCCCGGCCCGCCTCGTGTGGGTGATGCCCGAGGGCACCAACACGGCCGCCATCACCGACCATCTGGCCGCCATCGCCGACCCCGCCATCGCGGCCGGCTTCAACCTGACCACCCGTCTCCACGTCCACGCGTGGGGCAACGAGAGGGCACGATGACGCTCAACCCCTCACCCCGTGCCGCCGCCGCCCGCAAGTTCACCGCCGGCCTGGCCGCCTGGTTCGAGGCCCGCGGCCTGGACCCCGACAGCGAGGCCCTGTCCGGTACCCCGGGCCGCGTGCTCCGTGCCCTGGACGAGTTCACCGCCGGCTACGAGGACGACCCGGCCCGGCACCTCGCGCGAGTGTTCCCCGTGGAGCACTCCGGGCAGCCCATCGCCGTCACGGGTGTCCCGTTCACGGCGCTCTGTGAACACCACATGCTGCCCTTCAGCGGCACCGCCGACATCGCCTATCTGCCCAAGCCCGGCGCCCCCGTCGCCGGCCTGTCCAAGCTCCCACGAGTGCTGGACGTCTACGCCAAGCGGTTGCAGACCCAGGAGCAGATCACCAAGCAGGTCACCGCGGCCCTCGACGAACACCTTCAGTTGCTGGGCGCGGCGTGCATCATCCGCTCCGAACACGGCTGCCTCGCCTTGCGCGGCGCCCGTAAGCCCGGCTCGCAGATGGTCACCGCCTCGTACACCGGCGTTTTCTACGAGGACCCGCAGGCCCGCGCCGAGCTGCACACCCTGTTCAACGCCCGCGCATAGGGGAGGCCCGTCATGGCGGACGAACTGGCGACCGACGACCCTCGCGCCGTTCAAGCCCTCCAGCTGCGCCTGGCCGGCGTCGACTGGCACACCATCGCCGACCGGCTCAACTACCCGGACGTCGTGGACGCCCTCGACGCTGCCACGGCGGTCGCGGACACCCAGTACGACGGCATCTCCGTGGACCCGCTGCGGGTCCTACAGATCCTGCGCCTGGACCGGCTCCAGGCCGCGGTGTGGCCCGCGGCGATGAAGGGCGACCTCAAGGCCGTGGAAGCCGTGCTGTCCATCGACGACCGCCGTACTCGCGCGCTCCGCCTTAACCAGAGGAGCCGGGATTGAGCGGCCTGCGCCCCGAGCACGCGGGCGACGGCAAGCCGCGCTGCGGGGCCCAGAAACGGCAAGGTCAGCCCGGCGACACCTGCTCCCTCGTGGCCGGGTTCGGTACCGACCACGTCGGGATCGGCCGGTGCAAGTTCCACGGCGGCAACACGCGCAACCAGCGCATCGCCGCGGCTGCCGAACTCGCCGACCTTGAGGCCCGCCAGATCCTGGCCACCCTCGACGTCACCCCCGTCGGCGACCCGTTCGCCGCCCTGTCCCGCCTCGCCGGCCAGGTCGTCGCCTGGCAGGAGGCCATCAGCAGCATCGTCAACGACCTCGGCGACCGCATCCGCTACGAAGGGGCCGCCGGCTCCGAACAGCTGCGCGCCGAGATCGCCCTGTACGAACGGGCGATGGACCGTACCGGCCATGTCCTCGGCCTGATCGCCAAACTCGGCATCGAGGACCGCATGGCCCGGGTCACCGAACGCCAGGCCGACGCGCTCGTGTCCGCCCTCGAAGCGGCACTCGCCGCCGCCGGCGTAACCGGCCAGGCCGCGGACGCCGCCCGCAAGGCCGCCGCCCGCCACCTGCGCGCCGTCTAACCCCCACCCCTCCGGAGCAATACGTGCAGCTCGAAGCAGAACTCGCCCTCGACGACTGGGAACGCGCCTTCAAGGCCCAGCAGGAAGCGGCCGTCACCGCGGCCATCGCGGCGTTCCCCTTCCTGGGCCAGATGGGCTACCCCACCGGGTGCTGCGACCTGCGGATGGAGTGGGAGAAGGAAGGGCTCGGCGAGGGCACCGTCTGCGTCGACGACCAGGCCCGCGGAACCATCGAGTTCAAGGGCATGCCACACAAACCCGTCGGCGAGGCCATCGACCAGCTCATGGGCAAGGGCTGGTTCGAGAACGCCCCCGACGGGATCGCCGCGGCCGGGCCCGGCACCTACTGGTGGAACGACGAGGACTTCGGCGGCGAGTGGGAGATCAAGGTCACCGACGAAGGCCGCCTGGAGGTGCACATGGACTTCATGCGTATCCCCGACGTCCTCGGCGTGCTGGACACCTTGCACACCGCCCTCACCGCCCAGTAGCAGCCACGGGAGGAGGCGCCGAGGTGTCCACTGACCAGGACGCGCTCGCGATGGCCGCCGACCGCCTGGAGGGCCGCAGCGCCGCCGCGGACCGCTACTTCACCCCCCACGGCCTGGCGGAAGACCTGGACCCCCGGGTCGTCCTCACCCCGGCCCTGGACTTGCTCGACCAGAGCCTTATCGACGTCGCTGAGGGCCGCTGCCGGCGCCTCATCTGGACGATGCCTCCCCAGGAGGGAAAAGTCAGCGGGTCAGTCGCACGTTCCCGGCGTGGCTGCTGGCCCGTAACCCTGACCTGCGTATCGGCATCGCCTCGTACGAGTTGGGCACCGCCCGCCGGTGGGGCCGCGCGATCCGCAACGACATTCAGGCCAACCCGGAGAAGTTCGGCCTGCGGGTCCGCCGGGACACGTCCTCCGCGTCGGAGTGGCAGATCCAGGACCACGACGGTGGCGTCTACTCCGTCGGCGTTCAGGGAGCCCTCACCGGCAGGCCCGTCGACGTCCTCATCATCGACGACCCCATCAAGGACCGAGCCCAGGCCGAGAGCCAGGTTTTCCGGGATCGCGTGTGGGACTTCTGGACTGACACAGCGCGCACACGTTTCGCCCCGAACGCCGTGGTCATCGTGGTGCTCACCCGATGGCACGAGGACGACCTAGCCGGCCGTCTCCTCGCCCAGGACGTACGCGGCGAGTGGCGGCACATCAACATCCCCGCGCAAGCCGACCACGACCCGAACAAGGGCGAGACCGACCCGCTCGGCCGTGCCCCCGGCGAGTACCTGGAGTCGGCACGAGGCCGCACCCCGAAAGACTGGGAAGACACCCGCCAGGACGTCGGCTCCCGCACCTGGAACTCCCTCTATCAGGGTCGACCGTCCCCGGTCTCCGGTGACGTGTGGAAACGTAACTGGTGGCGCCGCTACAGCACCCCCCTGTGGTCCCAGCACGAGACCAACGCGGACGCCTACTGGGTCCACGACGTCGACCAGGTCGTCATGTCCTGGGACATGTCGTTCAAGGACACCCGCTCCTCGGACTACGTCGTCGGTCAGGTGTGGGCCCGTAAGGGCGCGAACGTCTACCTCCTCGACCAGGTCCGCAAGCGGCTCTCCTTCACGGACACCGTCAAGGCCTTCCAGGCCATGGTGAAGCGCTGGCCGCAGGCCACCGCGAAATTGGTCGAGGACAAGGCCAACGGCACAGCCGTCATCTCCACCTTGAAGAGCAAGGTCCCCGGGATCATCGCGGTCACCCCGACCGAGTCCAAGTACGCCCGCGCCAACGCCGTTTCCCCGGTCATCGAGGCCGGCAACGTGCTCCTGCCCGAGGCGGAGGTCGCGTTGTTCGACCCGGACGAGCTCATCGACGAGGCCGCGGGCTTCCCCAACGCCAGCCACGACGACCAAGTGGACGCCACCAGCCAGGCCCTGGCGTACCTGCTCTTGGACCGTACCGGCGCCCACGCCTGGATCAACCACTACCGGGCCAAGACCGAGTCGGCGCTGCCCGGCCCCACCCCAGACCCGGAGCCGGAACCGCCGGCCGAACCGGACCAACCCGCACCCGAGACCCCGCCCGTCGACGAGGCCGAGGCCCGCCGCCGAGCACGCAACGAAGCCTTCCGGAACCGAAGAAACATGTGAGGGGGCTCGTTCCGCATGGGTGTCCGTTCTCGCCTTGCGCAGCTCCGTAAGGCATTCGCACCGGGTGTACCCGGCGCACCCGAGGAACTGGAGGCCGGTGAGGCCGCGGCGCAGATGACGCCGGCCTCCCCGTTCAGTCCGGGCGAGCCCGTCGCCCCGTACGACGGGTACTCCCGTACGCCGCGCTCGCAGGACTACGCGACCGGCTACAACATCGCCACCCGGCCCCGCACGCACGAGCGGGTGGCGTTCTCCACACTGAAGGGACTCATCGAGTCCTACGACGTCGCGCAGATCGCGATCTGGCACCGGATCGACTCCATCCGCTCCCTGGACTGGAGCCTGATCCCGTCTGAGACGCACCGGGGCGACGTCACCGAAGCCATCGCGACCGGCATGGCCGCGCTCGCCAAGCCTGACCGCGACCAGCCGTTCACGACGTGGCTCGCCGCCTGGCTGTACGACATCCTCGCGTACGACGCCGGCACCCTGTACCGGATGCGCAACCGCCGCGGCGACGCGGTCGGCCTGCGCGTCGTGGACGGCACCACGATTGCCCCGCTCCTCGACTACTGGGGCAACACCCCGAAGGACCCGGCCCCCGCGTACGTGCAGTACGCGCAGGGCCTGCCGTGGAACTGGCTCCGCACCCGCGACCTCATCTACGTGCCGTTCCGGAAGATCGCCGACAGCCCTTATGGCACGGCGCCGCTTGAGTCGATCTTGCTCAACGCGAACACGGATCTCCGGTTCCAGCAGTATTTCTTGCAGCGGTTCACCGAGGGCAACATCCCCGAGGCGTTCGCGAGCGCCCCCGAAACCTGGTCCCCGGAGCAGATCGAGGAGTTCCAGACCTACTGGGACGCCGCCATGTACGGCGACCAGGCCGCCAAGCACCAGATCAAGTGGCTGCCCGGCGGGTCGGGCATCAGCTGGTCCAACGAGAAGGACTTCAGCGACAGCTTCAGCCTGTTCCTGATGCGCAAGACGGCCGCCGCGTACCACGTCGTCCCGAGCGACCTGGGATTCACGGAGACCGTCAACCTCTCCAGCAGTGAGTCACAGGGCGACGTCGGGCACCGCATCGGCGACCTGCCCCTGATCCGGCACGTCCAGGGCATCCTGACGAGCTTTCTTCAGGACGACCTCGGGCTCCCGCTCCAGTTCGCGTTCGACCTGGGAGAGGAGCAGGTCGACAGGCTCCAGCAGGCTCAGGCCGACCAGATCTACGTCAACCTCGGCGCCATCAGCCCGACCGACGTACGCGAGATGCGATACGGCCTGTCCGAGCCCGAGGGCCAGCCCGTACCCCGGTTCATCTACTCCACCCGGTCCGGGCCGATCCCGCTGTCGGCGCTGTACGGCGTCGCCGGGCCCATCGACCGCGAGACCGCCGCACCAGCCCCGAACGCGGCACTGCCGCAAACGGTGTTCACCGGCGTCGAGGGCACCCAGCCGAACCCGCCGATCGTCAACGAACCGCTCGCCGAGCAGCTGTACGGCCCCGCAGCGATCCCGCCGGGCGCCCAGCAGGTCACCGACAGCGGCACCGACGGCTCGCCGACGGAGACACCGCTCGGCAAGGAAGCCGACCCCGAGCTGGCCAAGCGGGAGATGACCGCCTTCCGGACCTTCCGCAAGGCCCGCCGCCGCTCGCGGCTCTGGCGCGACTTCGAGTTCCGGCACGTCGACGAACGCACCGGCCGCCGCCTGAACCAGGCCGGCCGTGCCCAGGTGTGCAAGGACGCCGGCCAGGTGGCTGTCGCCGGGCTCGCGGTCCAGGCCGAAGACACCGGCCGCGTACTGATGATCCAGCGGGCGCTGGACTCCACCGACCCCGCCGCGGGGACGTGGGAGTTCCCCGGTGGCCACCTGGAAGGCAACGAGACACCCCTGCTTGGGGCATGGCGGGAGTGGGCCGAGGAAACCGGCTGCATACCCCCGCCGGGCCAGCAGACAGGCGGCTGGGGCTGCGGCATCTACGAGGGCATCGTCTGGACCGTCGCCAGTGAGGCGTCCGTACCGCTCACCGGCCGTGACCAGGTCACCAACCCCGACGACCCCGACGGTGACCAGGTCGAGGCCATCGCCTGGTGGGACCCCGCGCAGCTCGCCGGGAACCCCGCCGTACGCCCCGAACTCCTCGACGCCCTGGACGCGGTGCTCAACGCACTCGGCTGCGGCGACGACGAGCCCGCCCCGCTGGAGAAGGCCGGTGACGGCGGCCCAAAAGGATGGCCCGGCTGGGCCGCTGACGAGCGCGTCGCCAACTACTGGGTGCCGCTCATCGCGACCGCAGCCGCCTCCACGCTGACCCCGCAGCGGGCGCAGCAGTTGGCCCGCGACTACCAGGACAGCGGGCAGGGCAACGACCCCACCGCCACGTCAACGGCGCTGACGGCCGCTGCTCCGGCCTGGTTGCTGTCGCAGGGCCTCGACATTGCCAGCGGCCTCGTTCAGCCCCTCACCGGGCTGTACACGGACGCCTACCTCGTCGGGTCGGCGGCCGCCGCCGCCCTGGTCGATGGCGAACCGATGCGGCTCGGCGGGTGGAAGCCCGGCGACACCGACAAGGCCCATGCCGTGCTCGACACCCTCGGCGCGGCCGCCGGCCTGGCCGTCCTCCTCGACAGCATCGGGCAGGCCGCCGACCGGTTCGCCACCAGCTGGCTCCGCGGTGCCGCCTGGGCCCTCGCCCATGGCACCAGGTCCGGCATGGCCCCGGCCGACATCGCGGCCGCCATGACCCAGGCCGACCCCGCCCGGCTCGCGGCAGCCACCACCACCGAGGTCACCCGCGTGTCCGGTGCTGCCGCGCAGGCCCTCTACCAGCGCCACGACGTCCGCGAGGGCCGGTGGCTGGCAGAGGAAGACGCCTGCCCGACCTGCGCCGCGAACGCCGCCGCCGGCCGCGTCCCCATCGGCGCCCCGTACCCGAGCGGCGATACCTCCCCACCCATCCATCCGAACTGCCGCTGTGCCGTGGTGCCCGCGTAGGAGGTCCACCCTTGCCCACCGAGCAGCGTTACGTCCTCGGCGTCGCCTACCAGGCAGGCCCTGACCCCACCATCAAGCGAGGCGCCGACGGCGGCCGCGATTTCTTCTCCCCGGAGGAGCTGGAAAAGGCCGCGTGGCGGTTCATCCAGAACCCCGACGTCGGGCTGTTCCATGCCGACGGCACCGAGGGCGCGGCAACGGTCGTCGAGTCGTACATCTACCGGGGCCCGGACTGGGACCTCGGTGACGTCGTCGTGAAGTCCGGTGACTGGCTCGTCGGTGCCGTCCTCGACGAGCACGCCTGGGCGCTCTACAAGTCCGGGCGGGTCAACGGTTTCTCCCCGCAGGGCACAGCGCGCCGCATCACCCCCCGGAGTAGCTGATGCCCCACATCCCCGACGACGACTTCACCGAGCTGGTCGACGCGAATATCGGCCGCGTCGACCTGGTCGACAAGGCCGCGAACGGCCTGCCCTTCCTCATGGCCAAGGCCGCCGACGGCAGCCAGGCCGGCCTGATGGACCCCGCCTTCGTGCGCGACCTCATCGGCAAGACCGCCACCTCCGAGCCCGACCCCGCACCGGCCGCGGGCGACACGGTGACGATGACCGGCACCCCCGGCGCCCTCGCCCAGCTCATCCAGCAGGCCGGCAGCCTCAAGAAGGACGCGGACATGGCAGACGCCCCCGACCTAGACCCGACCGTGGTCCTCGCCGAGCCAGACGGGGACGCACCCGGCGACCCCAACACCCCCGGCAGCCCCGCGTGGGAGGCCGTCGACGCCGCGACCGCCCGCAAGTGGACGTCCATCCTGTCCCGCGCCAAGAGCGCGCTCGGCGTCATGTCCGACCGGGAAATGCTGGAGGCCGCCTCGGCCGACCCGGACGACTACGACGCTGCCCTCGACCTCGAAGACGCGGCCTACGCCATCGACTACGCCATCTCGATCCTCGCGCCGTTCGCCGTGGACGAGCAGGCCGAAGTCGACTGCGGCACCGCCGAGATGGACGCCATCGGCAAGGCCCTCCGCGCCTTCGACCCGGCGCAGCTGGACGTCATCGAGTCCCTGTCCCACGTAGCGAAGGCCGGCCGCACGCTGTCCGCCGCGAACGAGCAGGCGATCCGGCACGCGGTCGCCTCCCTGGAGAAGGTGCTCGCCAGCCTGCCACCCGCCCCCGAATCTCAGGAGAGCGGCCAGGAGGTCGCCAAGAAGGAGACCCCCATGCCGGAAGGCACCATCGCCGAGACCGTCGAGACCCCGGCCGCGGCCACCGACCCGGTCGGCAAGGCCGACGGCGACGAGGGCAAGGCGCCCATGGTCGCCGTCTACGACTCCGCCGGGCGACTCGTCGGCATCGTCGACCCGGCCGAGATCACCCCGATCTCCGGGGCCGACGCGGGCGACGACACCCCGACCGCCGAGGACGCGCCCGACGCCGGCGACGACTCGGCCGCCGACCTCGACCCGGCCCCGGCCGCCGACGCCGGCACCCCCGCCAAGGACGTCAACAAGGGCGCGGACACCGCCCCCGCCGACGACGTCACCAAGACCACCACCGACACCGACTCGGACGCCGTACTCAAGAGCAGCGACCTCGCTGAACTGGTCAAGGGCATCCTCGACGAGCACAGCGCCGGCCAGAGCGACCTCATCAAGACGCAGGGTGAGGCGATCGTGGAGCTGGCGGACCTCGTCAAGGGCCTTCAGGGCCAGGTCAAGGCGCTGGAGGAGCAGCCCGCCGAGCCCGGTGTGTTCGCCCAGGGCGCCGTCCCGCCCGCGCATCTGCTGCGCGGCCAGGACCGCGGCGCCGCGCCGGCCGAACTGGCCAAGGCCACGGCCGACCAGCTGCGCAAGCAGCTGTACAGCGGCACCGCCGCCGAGCAGAACGAGGCCGCGAACGCCATGAACGCGGCCGCCATCGCAGCGCTCCAGGCGATCCACCAGCAGCAGCGGTAACCCGCCGCCCCCTCCTCGACCCAGACCCCCGAACCCCCGGACGCGGACACGCGCCGGGGGTTTTTGCATGCCCAGGAGGCACCCCCTTGAGCGCTCCGCTCGAAAACGTCACCCAGGAGACCCTGGACGCCATCCAGAAGGCGCAGACCACGGGCATCCTGACCGGTACGGGCGTCTACTCGTACGACCTGTCCGGCCTGGTCAACCTCATCCCGGTCCACACCCCGTTCCGTGACATCGTCGCCCGCGTCAAGTCCACCGACGGTAACCCCTACGCCGTGTGGCGCGCGATCATGAACACCACGAACGCGCAGCCCGACCCGTCCATGGGCTTCGACTACGCGGCCAACGAAGTGATCTTCGCCGAGCAGGACTTCCAGGCGAAGTACAAGCCCACCGGCCTCGCCGGCATGGCGACCCAGGACGCCTTCGACCTCGGCACCGGCTACGCCGACCCCTTCCAGGTCGCGACGTTCCAGACGCTGAACCAGGTGATCATCGGCGACGACCGCAAGCTCCTGGGCGCCCAGAGCTTCGCGCTCGCCCGGCCGGCCGCGCCGACCATCGTGCAGTCCGCCACCGGCGGCACCATCGGCGCCGTCACCGTGTACGTCGGTGTCGCGGCCCGTACCGGCTCCGGCTACTACTACGGCTCCGGCAACAGCCAGGGCAACTCGGCCTCCACCACGTTCGCGTCGGGCACGGCGAACTCGCTGACCGCCACCGTCGGCGCGGTCCGCGGCGCGGTCGCCTACGACTGGTTCCAGTCAGCGAACGGCACGACCTGGTACTACTACAGCACGAGCACGGTCAACACCATCCAGATGACCAAGGTCATCGCCGCGAACCAGGCGCTGCCGACCGGCCCGACCGTGCCGGACCTGACTAGCAACTGGCAGGGCACCCTCAACACCGTCCCGACGTTCAACGCCGCTGCCGACAACGGCTCGGCCAACGCGAACGACTACGACGGTTTCATGGCTACCCTCTCAGGTGACTACAACTCGGCCGGCCAGTGGGTCCAGCCGGGCACCGGCACCGCGAACCCCTCGACGTTCAAGTCCCTGGACGGCGCAGCCCTCACCCTGTCCGGCGGCTCCGTCGCGGAGATCGAGAACTACGTGTTCCTCCCGCTGTGGAACGCCATCAAGTCCAGCCCCACCGCGCTGATGATGAACGCCCAGCAGGCCCAGGAGATCGCCAACCTCGTCCTCGGCTCGTCCTCGGCGACGACCTTCCTGAACACCGACCAGAGTGGCCGCATCAGCGTGACCGCGGGCGGCCGGGTCGGCGAGATCGTCAACGCGCCGGCGGGCGGCATCACGGTCCCGATCGAGGTCCACACCTCGCTGCCCCCGGGCACCATCGTGGCCCGCACCGACAGGGTCCCTTTCCCCCAGGCGAACGTGACGAACGTGCTCGAATACCGCAACCTGCGCGATACCGCCCAGTTCGACTACGGCGTCTCCCGAGTCGCCGGCGTCGCCGGTGGCGGCCCGCGCCGCGAGTTCGAAATCCGCTCGGTCGGCGCCTTCGTCAACCGCGCCCCGGTCGCCATGGCGACGCTCTCCAACGTCGGCTGACCGACACCCGACGACGGGGCAGTAACGATCCTGCGAGGCCCCGCCCCGGCTCACCCTTCCCTCACCTTGATTGGAGCAGGCATGCGCCTGTACTCGCGGACGGGCGCGACCGTCCTGGACGACGCCGAATACGGCCGCTTCGAGCCCGACAAGACCGGGGCGTTCGACTTCCCCGACGACGTCTCCGACAGGCTGGTCGGCTTCCACTTCCGTGGCCGGCCGATGTGGGAGACCGATGTAGAGCGCCAGCAGCGCCTCATCGGCGAGGAGCTGGAGCGCCGCAAGGACCCCGCGACGCTGCTGTCCGCCGTCGAGCAGCTGGTCAAAGCTGCGCAGGCCGTCAGCCAGGTCCCCGCTCCGGCCCCTGCGCCGGTCGTCGAGGAGACGGTCAAGCCAGCCCCGGCCAAGAAGACCACCACGGCGAAGAAGACCACGGCCGAGTAAGGCAGTAGGGGAGGGCAGCGATGACGACGCCGTACATCACCCCCGCCATGCTGACCTCCCGCCCCGCGGGCATCAGCTGGGCGGTTGTCCCGACGCTCAACGCCGACACCGCAGCCCAGCAAGCACAGCTGGAGCAGGTGTGTTGGGTGGCGACGTCAGTGCTGGACACCTACTGCCGGCAGCCGCTGCGCGCCACGGTGAAGACCGACACCCGCCCCGGTCCTGGGATGCCCCGCGTCGCCATGGACCGGGCCACGGGCGCTGGCATCCTCGTCACCGAGCACCGGCACGTGACCGACACCGTCGCTCTGGCTCTGGCACCGGCGCGGACGTACCCGGCGGCGTGGAGCGTCATCCCGCTCGGCCAGTACCGGCCGCGGCACCCGGTGTTCCCCGGGGCCGGCCTGTCCACCGGCCCGGTCGGCGGCCACACCGTGGACGTGGCGCCCGGGCACATCGATGCCCGGTGGGGGCGCGGCGGCTGGCTGGTCCAGCTGTCCTACATCAGCGGCTGGCCGCACACCAGCCTCACCGCGGCCGCCAAGGCGGGCGACACACAGATCAGCGTGGACGACGTCACCGGCTGGGCGCAGGGCTGGTCCGGCATGGCCTACGACGGCCCAGCCACGGAGCAGGTCACCGCACCGACGGCGACCGCCACCACGCCGCTCGTCCTGCCCAACGGCGCCGGCACCGTGCACTCCGGGCCGGGCACCGTCACCCTGGCCGCGCCGCTCACTCAGCCGCATCCGGCCGGGACCGTGGTGTCCGCGCTGCCGGCCGACGTGGTGCACGCCGCGGTCCTCGCCGCCACCGTCCAGGCACTGGAGACGATCGACGCCATCGCCACCCAATCCCTGTCCGGTGAACTCGCGGGCGGCACCGGCGCCCTGGCCACAGAGGTCGAGATGATCCTCGACGACTACCGGCGGGTGATGTGATGGCACGCCCACGCCCCCGCATCGGCGGCCGCATCGCCACCGGCACCGACGGGGTCCTGCGGTTCCGCAACCGGCGCATCACCATCATGCGCGGCACGAGGGTCAACGCCTACGGCGACGAAAGCGACGTCGGCGCACCCCTGTACGTCGGTGTGCAGGCCGCCCTCGCCGAAACCACACAGACGTCGTACGACTCGGCCAGCCAACGTCAGCAGATCATCCGCGGCATCACCTGCAAGGTCCCCGCCTGGGTCGACGTGGTCACCACGGACACCATCAAGGACGAGGCGACCGGCCTGTTCTACATGATCGAGTCCATCCAGGCCGCGCCCGGCCCCGGCTACTACCCGGCGGAAAAGATCCTGACGCTGCGGGCGCGGTCCGGCGTCGGCGTCACCTCCGACTGACCCCGGGGAGGGCACCGTGGCATCCCGCGTGGAGATATCCGACGACTGGGAAGGCGAAGTCACCGGCGCCCTGCAGAAGTTGTTCGTCGAACGCCTCGGGCCGGCCATCGCCGAGGACGCGAGCCGCTACTGCCCCGAGGATACCGGCGCGCTGAAGGAGTCCATCGAGTACCACTTGGAAGGCCTCAAGCTGATCGTCTCCGCGACCGGCGGCGCCGACGGCAAGACGTACGCCGCCTACGTGGAGCTCGGGACGAAGCCGCACGTCATCTACCCCAAGGACAAGCAGGCGCTGTTCTGGAAGGGCGCCGCGCACCCGGTCGGCATGGTCAACCACCCCGGCACGAAGCCCCGGCCGTTCCTGCGGCCCGCCTTGTACAAGACGCGCGGTGACGGGGGTGGTGCCGAGTGACGCTCCCGCTCTATCCCACGGACGAGATGGTCGCCGCGGCGTGGATCGGCACCATCCCCGACCTGTCACGGGACATGACGGGCGAGGTGCTGCCCCCGGACGTGGGCGCGGACGGGACCGTCGCCCCGTGGGTGGGGACCGGCTTCGTGACGGTCACCCTCGTTGGCGGCAACCCCGACGACTCCCTGCCCGTACAGCGGCCGGTCGTGCAGGTCGACGTGTGGACCACAGACCCGGGCAGCAACAAGCCCCCGTGGAGGATGGCGCACGCCATCGCCACGGCCATCGTCCGGGCCACCTGGGACCGCAACAACATCGCCCGGGCCTTGCCCATCACCGAGAACGGCGTCACCTACCCGCCAGCGGCCGTCAAGAACGCGTACGTCACCAGCGCGTTCCGCCGCATGTACGACGACGCCAGCGACTACGCGCACTTGCAGGGCGACCTCGCCCTGGAGTGGGTGACCGTCAACGACCGTCTCGCCTAACCCCCGAAGGACACCACCCATGGCCCAGGTCCACGTGACCATGTTCGAGGACCCCATCGAGGTCCCCGACGACGAGGTGGAGGTGCTGCGCGTGCAGGGCCTCATCCGCGAGGCGCCCGCGCCGGCCACCCCCGCACCCGCGGCGGTGGCCGCCAAGCTCGCCAAGACCAAGGACGGTGACGCCTGATGTCCCGCCTCGCCCTGACCCCGTCGGTGCAGCCCAAGACCGGCACCACCGCCCCACTGAACCTCACCGCCCAGCTGACGGCTGGCGCCCTCTCCGGCAACACCGGCGTCTCGTTCACGAACACCGGCCGCGAAGTGCTGTACATCCAGTCCGGCGCCACCGCCACCATCGCCAGCGTGCAGATCGGTACCACGATCGAGGGCCAGGCGGTCGGACCGATCGCCCTGAACCTGCACTCCAGCGCCGTCGACGTCATCGGCCCGTTCCCCACCGACGAGAACCAGGCCAACGGCCAGATCTACGTCGACTTCACGACCCCCGCGAACGTCACCGGCGTCGCCCTGGTCCAGAACGGCGGCGTCTTCTAAGACCTGCTCCTCCCCGCCAGCCCGCCCCGCGCGGGCTTTTTTCATGCCCGCGCCCGCCCGGCGCCTCACCACATCTGGGGATGATCCCTTTGGCAGTCAATGCCGCAAACCTCGTCCTGGGGCCGGCCACCCTGTACGTCGCGCCTTTCGGAACGTCCGAGCCCCTGGACTCCGTCGTCACCCCGAACGGCGTCTCCACCCCGCCCGGCGGCTCCTGGGTCGACGTCGGAGGCACCGACGGCGGTGTCACCGCCGAGGTCGACAACACCTACACCGGTCTGAACGTCGACCAGGTGCTCATGGAGGTCGGAGCCCGCCTGACCGGCGTGTCCATCAAGGTCTCCGCGAAGCTGTCCGAGATGACGCTGAACAACATCAACTCGGCGCTCAACAGCATCTCCAGCATCGCCCAGGGCACCGGCTACGCGTCCATGGACGTCCCCGTCGGCACCTCGGCGACCCAGCCGTCCTACGCGGCCCTCCTCATCGACGGGTGGGCCCCGATGCTCGGCACCGGCGCCCCCGCGCGCCGCCGCCTCATCGTCCGCAAGGTGCTGTCCCAGACGAAGGTCACCATGACCTTCGACAAGAAGACGCAGCAGGCACTCGACTGCTCGTGGTCCGCCTACTTCGTCAGCGGCTCCATCGCGCCCATGCACATCGTCGACCAGCAGGCGTAACCCGCCCACCCAGCCCGGCACGCCCCCGCTGTGCCGGGCTTTCGCATGCCCCTCCACCCCTCCACCCGAAGGACACCCTCATGCCTGCCACCGCCAAGGGCACCAAGAAGACGGCCGCCAAGCGCCCGCCCCGCAAGACCGCTCCCGCGCCGGTCGTCGAGCCCGCCGAGGACGGCCCCGAGGTCGTACGCCTGACCACCGATCCGGACAAGGCGGAGGTGCGCATCCCGCTGTTCTCCATCGACGGCAAGGAGTACAGCATCCCCGCGCGGCCGCGCCTGAACGTGGCCCTCCAGTTCATGCACATGACCCGCAAGCAGGGCGACACGACCGCGATGGACTTCCTCCTGGAGAAGCTGCTCGGCACCGACGGCTACCAGGCGCTGCGCGAGTACGACGCCCTGACCCCCGAGCACTTCGCGAAGATCACCGCCATCGCAAGCGAGGTCACCCTGGGCGCGCTGGAAGCCCCAAAAGCGTAAGGGAGCGGCTGTCACAGGTCGGGTGGGTCCTTGACCACCTCGACGACATCGCCTCCGACATGTCCGTCTTCCACCGGGTCGACGACATCCACCGCCTGGACGCTCCCAGTTTCTTCAAGCTCGCGTGGCGGCTGCCCGCCTACCAAGGCGTCCTGCACCACCACGTGATGCAGCAGACCGCCGAGCAGAACCAGCAGTCACCCGGCCCACAGGCCGGCAGCACCTCCTACAGCGCGCCCTCGCCGGGCCGCGACGTCAACCCGGGGACGCAGGCCACCCTCCAAGCCGACCCCGCCTTCCAAGCAATCATCTCGTTCGGATAGGGCGCGCGGCGCCAGGTTGGGGGGTGACCTGGCGTGTCCGAAGGCTTCAAGATCGCCAGTGCCTTCGTGGAGGTCGACCCGGAGACCGCCGGGTTCAAGGAGAGGCTGCAAGAGGCCCTGGACCAGGCCGTCGCCGGCGTCCAGGCAAAGGTCCGCGTCGGCCTGGACACCGCCGACCTCGACGCCAAGGCCGACGAGGTACGCGCCCGCATCGAAGGGCTCGACGGGCTCCACGCCGATCCCAAGGTCGGTCTGTCCACCGCGGACCTGGACGCCAAGGTCGACGAGGCCCGCGCCAAGCTCGACGAGCTCGGCGCCCGCCGCGTCGACCCCACGGTGGGCCTGTCCACCGCAGACCTGAACGCCCGCGACGACGAGGCCCGCGCCCGCCTGGACGAGCTGAACGGCCGCCGCGCCCAGGCCCGCGTGACCCTGGACACCGCGGAGTTCGACGCCAAGCTGGACGAGGCCCGCGCCAAGCTCGACGAGTTCAACGGCCGGTCCGCCAGCGCCCGCCTCGGTGCATCCGGCGGCACCAGCGGGGAAAGCGGCAGCAGCGAAGGCGGCCTCGGGGGCATGATCGCCCTCGGCCTCGGCGCCCTGATGCCGGGCCTGGGCGGCGCCGCGGCGGGCCTGGCCGGCCTCGCCGGTGTCGGCGCCCTCGGCATGGGCCAGATGAGCAAGGCTCTGTCCGACGCCCACCAGGCGTCCCTGAACCCTGGCCTGACCCAGCAGCAGCTGGCCTCGACCGAGCAGAACAACGCGGTCCAGATCCAGCAGGCACAGCACACCGTGGCCATGGCCCACGAGCAGGCCGCGCAGGATGCCGTCGAGAGCGCCAACTCCATCGAGATGGCGCAGATGAACCTCGCGCAGACCGAGCGTTCAGCGGCCGAGCATCAGATACAGGCCCTCCAGTCGGTCAGGCAGGCGCAGCAGGGCGTCGAGGAGGCCGACTACAACCTCTCCGAGGCGCAGTACAACCTGACCCAGGCGTGGGAAGCGGCCCGCGAGCAGATCCGACAGCTGGACGACCAGCTGTCCGACTCCAAGCTGAACGTCCAGCAGGCCGAACTCGCCATCCAGCAGGCCGAGTATCAGCAGCGGCTGGTCAACCAGAATGCCTACTCCACTTCCCTGGACCGCCAGCAGGCCGCCCTCAACGTCACCAAGGCCCAGCAGCAGCTGAAGGACGCCCAGGACCAGGAGACCGCGGCCGCCTACCAGGCGAACCTCGCCCACAAGAACGGCGTCGAGCACTCCCAGACGGTCATCCAGGCCAAGCAGGCCGTCACCGCCGCCACCTACGGCGTCCAGGACGCCCACTTCTCCCTCGCCGACGCCCAGCGGCAGCAAACCCTTACCCAGCTCAACAGCGCTGCGCAGATCAAAGAGGCGCAGATGCAGCTGGCCATGGCGGAGGAACAGGCCGCCTACCAGCGCAAGCGCGACGCGGAGCAGGTCCAGTTCGCCGAGCAGACCCTGACGAACACCATCAAGTCCCAGCAACTGGCCTGGGCCGCGATGATGTCGACGGAGAACGAAGCGGCGAACCAGTTCCGCAAGGACATGTCGCTCATGTCCCCGGTGGCTCAGCAGGTCGTCGAAAAGATCTTGAGCATGAGCGGGGAGTTCAAGGGACTCCGTACCGCCGCGCAGGACGCTATGGCGCCCGGCCAGCTCAAGTTCCTCGACGGGCTCGACGACTTGATGCCGACCCTGAAGAAGGAGACCACCAAGATCGGTGGCTTCCTCGGGGACGCCTTCGCCGCCATCGGAAAGGAACTGTCGAAGCCGGAGTTCGCCCACGTCCTCGACGGTCTGATCGACAACGGCCTGGAGTTCGCCAAGATCGTCGGCCCTGCCTTCGGTGACTTCGCCGGGGCGCTGGCCAAGATCGGGTCGCAGAAGGGCGCCGCCGACGGGCTCGGCAACCTCCTCGCCGGCATCGGCAAGAGCCTCGCAGGCATGGCCACCGAGGTCGGTAAGTACACCCCCGAGATCAACGACTTCCTCTCTGCGGCAGGCGTCATCATTGCCCAGATCGGCCCACCCCTGGGGCAGATCGTCGGCCTCGTCGCACAGGTTTTCGAACCGCTGGCGAAGTACCTGAACGCGCACCCGGACGGTACGACCGCCAAGGTGCTTGGCGACATCCTCGCCGGGATGCTCTCCTTCCGGGGCCTCCGCAGTATCGTTTCCGCCCCCTGGGGTGCCATCAAGTCCGGCTACGAGTCGGTCAAGGGCATCCCAGCGGGAGTCAAGGACGTAGCGGCGAAGATCGCAGCACCCTTTGGCCGGGGCGGCGTCTGGGACGGCATCCGCGCTCGCGGCATGTACGCCGCAGACGGCATCCGCGCCGGCTGGGGCAAGACGACCACGTTCTTCACCGACACCCTGCCCACCGCCGCAGGCAGGGGATGGACGAAGCTCACCGAGGGCGCCACCAGGGCCGGCCAACTCGTCAGCCGGGGCCTGAGCACATCCGCCGACTTCTTCACCGACACCCTGCCCAGCGCCCTGTCCCGGGGCGGCACCGCCCTGAAGACCTGGGCCACCAACGGCGCGTCCGCGGTCGCCCAGTGGGGCTCCCGGGTCGGCTCGACCATGGCCAGTGCGGCCTCCTCCGTCGGCGAGTTCGTCGCCGGGTTCGGCCGACAGATGGTCACCGCGATGAGGGCAACCGGCGTATGGATCGCCGAGCAGACCACCGCCGCGGCGACATTCATCGCGGAGAACGTCGCGGAAGCCACCGCCGCCACCGTCGCGTTCATCGCGGAGAACCTGGCCACCCTCGGCATCGTCGCCGGCATTGGTCTCCTGGTCGCCGCGATTCTCTTCCTGGCCGACAACTGGAAGACGGTCTGGAAGGACATCGAGATCGCCGCGTTGTGGCTCTGGCACAACGTGCTCGACCCGTTCTGGCAGGGCCTCGAACAAGGCGCGGAATGGCTCTGGAGCAACGGCCTCAAGCCCTTCTTCGCTGCCCTAGGTGACTCGTTCACCTCCCTGGAGAACATCGTCCTCTGGTGCTGGCACCACATCTTCGAACCCTTCTTCTCAACAGTCGCGGACGGGGCGAGGCAGTTCGTCTCCGGCTTCAAGGACATCTGGTCGGAGCTGCGGGCGATCTTCTCCGACCCGGTGAAGTTCCTGGTCAACACGGTCTATGACGACGGCATCGCCGCGCTGTGGAACGACGTGGTCGGCGCCCTGGGCATGAAGTCCCTGAAGCTGCCGGTCCTGAAGTTCGCGACCGGTGGTGTTGTCGACGGCTACGCCCCCGGGAAGGACACCGTCCCCGCGATGCTCTCGCCGGGCGAGGGCGTCCTGGTCCCGGAGGCGGTACGGGCCATCGGCCCCGACACCGTGCACGCCCTGAACGCCACCTACGGCGGCGGCCGTTCCTCCGACGCCGGCCACTTCTCGGGCGGCGGCATCATCGGCGACATCGAGTCCGCGGCCGGGTCCGTCCTCGGTAAGGCCGGGAAGATAGCCAAGCTCGTCGCGGACGTCTCCACCGGCGACACCAGCGGCCTGACCAAGGATCTGGAGTCCTTCGTCAGCACGAAGGCTGTCGGTAACTACGCCAAGCTCCTCCTCGGCGTGCCGAAGGCGCTGATCAAGGACGCGGTCAAGTCCGTGACCGACGCGTTCAGCAGCGGCTCGTCTTCCGGTGGCTCGGTCGGCGGCACGATCCCGTCCGGCCAGCACAAGAGCGTCATCGACCAGGCGCTGAAGGCGGCTGGTGCACCCCCGCCCGGCACGAAGGCGCAGTGGGAAGCCGGCCTCAACACGTTGATCACACGCGAGTCCGGGTGGAACCCGAAGGCCATCAACCTGACGGACATCAACGCCAAGAACGGCGACCCGTCCCGAGGCCTGGCCCAGACGATCATGTCGACGTTCAAGGCGTACCACGCGCCCGGCACGTCGTGGGACATCTACGACCCGGTCGCGAACGTCGCGTCGGCCATCAACTACATCGTCTCGCGGTACCACAACATCACCAACGTCCAGCAGGCCAACGCGAACATGCCCCCCAAGGGCTACGACAGCGGCGGCTGGCTGATGCCCAGCAACGTGCCGGGCAACAACGTCGGCGTCAACATGCTCGGCAAGCCCGAGGCCGTCCTTACGCCGGAGCAATCCGAGGCGTTCGTGCAGATGGTTGCCCTCCTCACCTCCCAGCAGGGTGGGGGAGGCACGGCCCTCGGCACGAAGACAGCGGTGATCAACTTCAACGGCACCCAGTACCCGAATACCGAGCAACTGGCAGCCATCCAGCGGGAAATGGGGCTCGCGCTCAGCGGCGTCTGACCGACGCCGCGGGCGCGGCCCGCCCACACCACCCCTCACCACAACCCCAGCACACGGACATGGAGGGGGTGACGGGTGGCGCAGTCGGCCGTATCACCAGCTGGCACCTCGACAGTCCTGTACCTCAACTTCTACGACGAGACCACCGGTCTCCTCGTCGACCCGGACACGGTCCAGCTCGACATCACCTACGGCGGCCAGGTCGGCTTCGCCGACGACTACGCCGGCCCCTTCACCTACCAGGGCGCCACCGGCGCCACAGCGGGGCAGGTGTGGCGCCAGGCCCGCGGGAAGTACGCGTACGCGTGGCCCATCCCCGCCGCGGCCCCGCAGGGCGTCTACGTCGCCAACTGGACATGCACGTACGGCGGCGGCAGCTTCCTCGGTGTCGAGAACATCACCGTCGGCGGCTCCCTGCCGCTCTCGATGCCGGCCGGTGACGTCGGCTTCTGGACCGGCGGACTGACCAACCCCAACACGAACGGCATCTACGGCGCGAGCATCGAGTTCGGGCAGGTCGATGAGCACGGCATCGCCTGGATGTGGAAGAAGATCGACGGCTGGGACAGCCCGGACGTCCAGGGCGCCGGCGTCATCGCCCGGTCCGGCGATCATGGCGGTTGGGCCTCGCCGCAGTACTTCGCGCCGCGCACCCTGACGTGGACCGTGCACGCCTCCGCCCCCGACCAGGCCACCCGCGACCTCGCCCGGACCCTGCTGCAGAGGGCCGTACCCGTGTCGGGCCTGGCCACGCTGCGGTACGACGAGCCGGTCCCGAAGTACGCCCTGGTGCGCCGCTCCGGGAAGGTCACCGAGGCGTACCCGACCCTGACCGACGTCACGTTCACCGTGGGCCTGGTGGCGCCGGACCCCCGGAAGTACGCGGTAGCGCAGAGGGCCGTCACCATCGGCCTTGAGCCCCCGGACCCGGGCGGCGGCCTGACCGTGCCCTTCACCCTGCCGATCGGGCTGAACCCCGCCTCCCCGCCGGGTGAGTCCATCGCCACGAACGGCGGCAGCTTCGACACACCGCCCGTCGCGGTCATCACCGGCCCGGTCGTCGGGCCCACCCTCAGCAACGTCACCACGAACCAGACCCTGTCGTGGTCCTCCCTCACGCTCGGCACCGCCGATGTGCTCGTCGTCGACTTCCTGACCCGGCAGGCGTACGTCAACCCCGTCACGACAGCGACGACCCCCGGCATGGCCTCGGCCGGCGGCACCTACTGGCCCGCCGACGTCAACTCCTCCTGGTGGCAGCTCGCCCCGGGCGACAACGAAGTGGGCTACGGCGGCACCGCCGGCATCGGCTCCACAACGGTCTTCTACTGGCGCGACACCTGGATCTAGGAGCACCCCTTGGCAACGTCGGTCACCACCTCCTTGCCGATCTGGATGGCCGGCTGCACATACGACGGCAGCGGCGGCAACGACCTCCGCAACAGCCACATCGGCGCCGTCTTCTACGACCAGGGCATCGTCAGCGGCTCTGCCGTCGGAACCCTCGGCGGTGTCATCGGCGGCGCCGGCCTCGCCGTCTCGGCCGGCACCGCGCTGACGGTCACCGTGCAGCCCGGCCATTTCGTCACCCCGAACACCAACAGCCCCACGTCCGGCGCGTACACGTCCACACTCGTGGCCACCGCGACGCTGACCGTGCAGACCGCGGACTCGGCCAACCCCCGTATCGACCTGGTGTACGCGCAGGTCGTCGACAACGGCAACAGCACCTCGTACGGGCAGGTGGCCATCGCGACCGGTACGCCGGCCTCGTCGCCGACCGTGCCGACCCTGCCGGCCAACGCGATCCCGCTCGCGCAGATCACCGTCGCGGCGAACGTCACCGCGGTCACCTCGGGCATGATCTCCGACAAGCGGCCTTTCACCGCCGCGACCGGCGGCATCATCCGCGCGGCGAAGGGCACCGTCGCCGGTTACACCGGCATGGTCTGCTACGACCCGGTCTCCGGCAGCTTCTACCACAACAACAACACGTCGAGCTCGACGCAGCTGCACGTGCTGCCGTGGCAGCCGGTCATCAGCAAGAAGACCTCGTCCGTGATGATCCCGTACCTCGACGAGACGTCGGTGATCACCGCCACCATCACCACGGACGGCTACACGGACATCGAGGTGTTCTTCAAGTGCCCGGCGGTGTACTCCGCCTCGCACTCAAGTATCGAGCAGCGGCACGAGTGGCGGATGTACATCGACAACAACGTGGTGGACACCATCTATGGCGCGAAGCTCGAAGCCGACGGGTCGTGGCAGTGCGGTGTGTCGTGGAGCTACTACACGTCCTCCGCCACCGCCGACACCCCGTCCGCCGGCACACACACCGTCAAGATCACGGTGCAGGACACCCAGGGTGACACCGGCTACTACGTGGCCGCATCGACCGCCTCGAACATCGTGCTCCGGGTGGAGCCGGTACAGAAGTGAGCCGGTACACGTACATCTCCACTGACCTGATCAGCGGCGATGCCCTCGCCGACACCCTGCCGCTGAACGTGAACTCGTTCAGCATGCAGCTCAACGGGTCCGGCTCGCTGACCGGGCAGCTCAACCTCGACCAACTCCCGCGGAACAACAAGCCGTTCCTGGACGCGCTCACGTGCCGGCGGTGCGTTCTGTGGGTGCTCCAGGACGGCTACCCGGTGTGGGCGGGCGTCGTATGGGACTGGCCCGACCAGTCCCGGGCCCAGGGCACGCTGCCCATCCAGGCGCAGACCCTGGACTCCCTGTGGGGCAAGCGGCTCATCACCGACACCCTGTCGTACTCGCAGGTCGACCTGTTCCAGGTGTTCACCGACCTGGTCACCTACGGGGTCAGCAAGCAGAGCAACTACATCATGCAGGGCGTGTCCCCGGCCGCCACGAGGACCGCCGCATACCTGGCCATGGTCGCCAAGAGCGGCAAGGTGTCCCGGCTGCACCTGCCCACCGGGGCCGCGGCGACCTGCGGCGTGAACTGGACCTCCTCGTACACGTACAGCGACCTCACGCAGATCACTTCGGCCTGGTCCGACATGTGCTCCTCCGGACAGCTGGAGTGGGTGTTCCAGCCCGGCCTGGACGCTGTCGGTGACCTCGGCGTGTTCGTGAAGCTGGCGTACCTGAAGATGGGCCGGCCGGTCGCCCAGTCCGGCTACGCCCTGTCTTACCCGGGCAACGTACTCGACTACGGCTACCAGCTGACCGGCTCCCAGGGCGCGAACATGATCTGGGCGACCGCCCCGCCCAACGGCGCCCAGCTGCAATGGCAGTCGGTGTACCCGCACGGCGCCGACCTCAACGACCTGAACGCCGGGTTCCCGCTCTTGGAGTCGACCGTCTCCTGGCAAGGCTCCTGGGTCACCAGCCAGGCACAGATCAACTCCTTCGCCGACGGCGAGGTCCGCATCTACACCCAGGGCATGGCCATGCCGATCATCAACGTCGGCGGCTCGGCCCGCCCGCGCCTGCGGGACATCATCCTCGGCGACTCCACCACGTTCACGGCGACCTCGGCGATCCACCCGCCCAACGACGACGGCTCACCCGGTCTCCAGACCGAGGTCCGTGTCGTCGGCTGGACCTGCTACCCGCCCGGCCCGCAGCAGTCCGAGTACATCCAGCTCCAGACCAGCGGCGTCGTCACCGGCTAACCACACCAGGGGGGCGCATGCCGTACCCGGTGCCGCTGGAGAAGCGGCACGCCCAGACCATGCAGAGCCTCCAGCAGCGCGTAGCCCGGCTGGAGGCCCGCACCGCGTCCATCGACTCCGGGTTCCCGCTCGCCGCGCTCCCGGCGGTCATCGACTCCGGCTACAGCAGCGGCGACCCGAAGGCCTACGTCAACGGCTCCACCACGCTGACCGGCCCGTACCAGCACCTGGCCGCCTACACCCCGGCCGCCGGCGACTCCGTCGTGGTCCTCCCGGTCGGCGGCTCCTCGCAGTCCTACATCATCCTCGGGAAGCTCACATGACGGACCTGTACGCCACCACGTCCACGCTGGACTGGTTCAACGTCAAGTCGTACGGGGCGAAGGGCAACGGGTCCACCCTCGACGACACCGCAGTCCAGGCCGCGCAGGCAGCGGCGGCCGCGGCCGGTGGCGTGGTGTACTTCCCCGCCGGCACCTACAACCTCAGCTCCGCACTCACGGTCTCCAACAAGGTCGCGTACGTGGGCGACGGGGACACGGTCAGCATCATCAAGCAGACCTCGACCAGCGCGAACGTGTTCACCGGCACCGACGTGCAGAACGTGACGATCGCCGACCTCGGGATCACCGGCCCCGGCTCGGGCACCGGCACCGGCGTGAAGTTCGCCCTCGTCAGCAACACCGCCACCCTGTACGTGACGATGCGGAATGTCACCGTCACGGGCTTCGGCAGCGACGGCATCAACATGCAGATACCGATCGTGTCCAGCTTCGACCGGGTGGTGGCCCAGTCCTGCGGCGGCTGGGGCTTCAACCTGTACGGCGTCACCACCGGCGCCGGATCCCCGGGCACCTCATGCTCGCTGCGGGCCTGCTACGCCAACGGCAACACCACGGGCGGCTTCCGCCTCTACAAGCTGTCGTACACCGCCCTCGCGGCGTGCGCGGCCGACAACAACCCCATCGGATACCTCATCGACCAGGGGTGGAACGTCGCCCTCACCGCATGCGGCTCCGAGGGCAACACCACCGGCACCAAGATCAACGGCGGGTACGGCAACACCGTCTTCTCCCAGTTCGTCTACAACAACCGCGGCACCGGCATCTGGGTCACCGGCACCGCCCACCTGACCGGCCTCTATCAGGTCGCCGACGTCACCCCCGGTACCGGCGCAACGAACTTCCTGAAGGTCGACTCCGGCTCGTACTGCACGATCGTCGGCCAGTCCAACACCACCGCGAACGCCTTCAACGGCACGGTCACCATCCTCGACGACGGCGGCAACGGCATCGTCGTTCCCGGGCACGCCTACTTCAGCGGCCAGGTGGAGATCAACAACACGCTCGCCATGGACGGCCACAAGATCACCTCCGTGGCCAACGGCACCGCCGTGGACGACGCCGCCGCGTACGGACAACTGGCGGCGTACCTGCCCCTCGCGGGCGGCACGCTCACCGGCGCCCTGACCGCCACCGCGTTCACCAGCACGTCCACGAGCACGCTCGCGAACCTGCGGCTCGGGACGGGCCAGACGTTCGGCGGCGCGTCCGGCGGCGCAATGGCCATAGCGAACGCCACCACCACCCCGACGCAAAACCCCTCCAACGGCACCGTCGTGTACGCGCAGGGCGGCGTACCGATGGCGCGCACGTCGGCCGGCCAGACCATCAACATGGCCACGTTCGCCCGCAACGACGTCGGGTTCTACGTCCCGCCGGCCTGGGGCCAGTTCTGGAGGGCGAAGCGCGACGCCGCAGGTACCGGCCTGGCGACCGTCGCGGCGGTCGGCTCCAGCTCCACGCAGGGCCTCTACAGCTCCAACCTGCTGACCGCACCGTTCGCGTCGAAGATCATGACGAGCCTCCAGAGCAGCTACGGCGACGGCGGCAGCGGCTACTTCAGCACGGCCCGCAGCCTCACGTTCATGGGCGCCTCGACCACCGCGAACGCATGGGCTGCGCTCTCCGGGAACTTCGCCTCCGTCACCGGCAGCTGGTCCGTCGGCAATATCTACGGGCCCGGCGCGAACTACCTCTTCTCCTCCACCAACGGCAACAGCATCACCTTCCAGACCCGGGGAACCAAGATCCGCGTCTACACCCTCTCGGGCGCGGGACGCGTGAACTGGACGTACTCCGTCGACGGCGGCAGCGCCGTGTCCGTCACGGACTCCGGAACCGCCGGCAGCACCATCCAGGTCACCGCAATCAGCGGCCTGTCCAGCAGCACGCACACCATCACGATCACCCACAACGGGACCACCGGGAACTACCTGAGCGTCTGCGGTGTGACCGGAGAGAACGCCACCGGCGTCGTCGTCAACAACTACGGCATCTCCGGTGCGAGCTCCTCGACCTTCACCGACTTCACCAACAACTACGGCGCCGGCCGCTGGTGCGGCGGCCCGGACTACCCGGCAGACCTGGTGATCTACGCCGCCGGAGCCAACGACGCCAACGCAGGCATGTCCGGCGACACCTGGGCCGCGAACCTGCGCCAGTTCCTGGCCGGCGTGAGGGACGGCACCTCGGTAGGCGGCACCGCCGCGACCGGCACGACGGACGTCCTGGTCGTGATGCAGCACATCGGTAGCTACGACACCACAAACCTCAAGTGGCAGGACTACACGGCACGCGGCCGCGACATCGCCGACGCCTACGGTGCTGCGTTCGTCGACATGTGGCCGATGGGCCGCAACTCCTGGAACTACTGGAACTCGCTCGGCTACTGGGGCAACTCGGGGGCGACGGGTGGTGTCGCCGGTACCGACACGATCCACATGTCCGACGCCGGTCACGCGGCTATCGCCAACGCGATCCTGCCGATCCTCACCAGCTAAGGAACCGCCTTGTCGCAGCTCAACCTCACGACCGGGAACTGCCTGGCCGACAACGGCAGCATCGGCACGAACACCGCCGGATACGGGGTGACGATCAAGGAAGGCACGAACGCCAAGATGGGCACGGCCGTGCTGAACTCCACCACGGCCGTCACCGTCGCCACCACCGCCGTCACCGCGACCAGCCGGATCATGCTGACGACTCAGTCGCCGTCCGGTACCGCGCTCGGCACCCCGTACGTGTCCGGGCGGACCGCCGGAACCTCGTTCTCGATCAAGTCGACCGGCACATCGGACACCTCCACCGTCGCCTGGGTGATCTTCGACCCGTCCTGACCCCCGTCCCACCCCTTTCTTTTCCTGCCGCCCCCGCGCCGCCGCCCGGGTTTTTTCATGCCCGGAGGTCGCTCCAGTGCTGACGCACGGCACCCTGCTCCACCGCTACCAGCCGACCGACGTACGCCTCGGCCGGCACCACCGCCTCGACGCCCGCTCTCTGAACTACCTGCACCACCACGACAAGAAGACCGTGCTGCAGCCGGTCCGACACGAGATCCCCATCCCGATCCTGGACCAGCAAGACCTCGACGTGCAGGGCATCGACACCAGCCTCCTGGTGCCCGGCGCCCTGCGCGTGAAGGCCCTCGGATCGTGCACCGCCAACGCCGGCACCGCCGCCCTGGCCTTCATCCTCGGCGCGGCCGGCCTCGCCAAGGTGGGCCTGTCCGCCACCGACCCCGTCGCGTGCGAGCGGTTCGCGATCTGCCTGTACCACGAGGAGACCGTCGCCGACGAGCTGCCGGGGGAGTGGCCCCCGGACGACCAGGGCTCCTCCGGCCTCGGTATCGCCCGCGCCCTCAAGGACCGCGGCCTGATCGACTCCTACGTCCACGCCACCAACGCCGACGCCCTCGCCTCCCTTCTGCAGACCGGCCCCGTGCTGCTCGGCGTGCCCTGGTTCCAGGCCTGGTTCACCCCCGACAGCGACGGGTTCGTGGACGCCGGTGACTGGGCGGGCTCCGGGTTCGCCGGCGGACACGAGGTGCTGGCCATCGGCCTGGACGAGGTCGCCCAGGACGCGGCCGGCCACGTCATACCCGAACAGACCGTCATCCGGCTGCGGAACTCCTGGAACACCAGCTGGGGCCTGGCGGGCGAGTTCCGGCTGCGCCTGTCCACGTACGTGCTGCTGCGCCGGTACATCGACGCCATCCAGCTGCGTAAGGCCGCCTGATGCACGGCCTGGCACACGTGCTGGGCCTCGATGACCCGTCCGGCCGCTGGTACCTGTGGTGGTCCGGCTTCGGCGCCGACCTCGGCCTGTTCGGCGCCCCGCTCGTGATGTGGCGCCGCCACAACTGCGAGGTCTACGGCTGCTGGCGCATCGGCCGCCACACCACCACCGCCGGCCACCGGGTCTGTCGACGCCACCACCCCGACGACCACCTCACCCGGCACCACATCGCGCGCGCCCACCAGGCCGCGGCCGACCCGGACGGCTCCCCGTGACCCGGCTCGCGCTGCTGCTCATCACCGGCCTGTCCGCCGCCGCGTGCGTGCTCACCCTGGCCGGCCGCGCCCACTAACCCCCCCTGCACCCCGAGGACACACTCATGGCAGACAAGCCGATGGTCGCCGCGCACGATCAGATGATGACGCTGCACATCTCGCAGCACGTCGAGGCCCACGAGCCGCGCGAGAGCGACCCGCACTATCACCTGTTTGACCAGGCGAAGCGCCGACTCAAGGCTCAGGGGCTGTGGAAGTGCGTCATAGACGACGAACTGTGCGGCGGGCGCCCTGAACTGCACCACTCGTACGTCGAGTTCTCGGAGGTCGGGTCGACGGACCCCGACAAGGTCGCCAAGCACCTCGGGCTGCACTTCAACGACGACGAGGACTTCCAGCGTTGGGTCGAGGGCCCTGGGAACCTGGAAGTCCTCTGCTCGAACCACCACCGCACCCGGTACGGCATTCACGTGTTGCCCGAGCCGCTGTGGCAGGCCGTCCGCTACCACAAGAGCGGCCACGAGGCGCCCGCCCACTTCGTGACCGCAGAGGAAGCCGAGCAGCGCACTACGCGCCGTCCGTAACCTTCCACAGCTTCGCCGGCCGGTAGGCGGCCTGCCCGGCCTGTATACCCGCGACCGCCGCCGAGAGCAGCGCGTGGGCGCGCGGGCGGCTGATCAGCTCCACGTCGGTGAAGTGTATGACGGTGTACCCGGCGGCCGTGAGGTCGACGTCGCGCTGCTTGTCGTACGCAACGCGCTTGCGATGCCACACCACACCGTCCACCTCCAGGATCACCCGGTACTGGGGCAGGAGGGCGTCGGGCACGTACCGGCCGACGGTGGCGAACTTCTCGTACTCGACACCGGCCGCGTCCAACACCTCGAACAGCCACTTCTCCAGCCTGGTCGGAGAGTGCTTGGCGGCCCGCCGCTTCCGGTAGTCGTCGTCGGTCCACATACAGAGGCGGGAGCAGTAGACCCCGCGGGTCTTCCCGTCCGCGTCCGGCTTCCCGAAGCAGGCCGGCCGCCGGAACGACTCCCCGCAGATACGACAGTTCGCCGTCGCCGCCGGGGGCTGCCGGGATACGGCGTTGAGTGCCGCCAGGCGGCAGGCGTTCGAGCAGTAGGCGCCCGTGCGACCCCCCTTCAAGTGGGAGACCCGCACGGTGAACCGGGCGCCGCACCGCTCGCACGTGCGGTCTTCGGTGCCCCGGTGGTTCGCTGCCCGCTTCCGCTCCGACGCGCACGACTTGGAGCAGGTCGTGTACCGGTCCGCCATAGAGGCGGCGATCAGGAAGTCACCCCCGCACGCCGCGCACTGCTTGACGGTCCGCGGCCTGTTGCCCGCCTTGGTCGGGGTCCGGTCCGGCAGGCCCACTTCAGTCTCAGTCACGGTCGAAAACATAGCTCATAGCCATAGGAACTCCCCATGGCTTTATGGCTTCTGACCAGTAACTTTTCCCCCACCGACCCACGCCCCGCGCCCACCAGCGCGGGGCCTCGTATTTCCCGGAGGCGGCCCCAGTGCTCCTCTCCATGGGCGCCGTCAGCGCCCTTGAGATCACGTCCTACGTCGGAGGCGTCCTCGGCGCCCTTGTGACCGTCACGGCGTTCATCCGCACCGTCCCGCGCGTCCTGCGGCGCCGCGTACACCGATGGGACCGGCTCGACCAGCTCCTCGGCGACCCAGACGCCAGCCCGCCCCGCGCTGGCGTCCTGGAGCAGGTCGCCGCGATCCGCGAGGAGCTCGCCGACGTACGCGGCGGCCAGGAGACCGTCCGCGCGCTGGCCGCCGAACTCGTCCCGAACTCCGGCTCCTCGTTCCGTGACGCCTACGACCGCGACCAGCACCACCAGCAGCAGGTCAACGAGGCCATCGCCGCGAAGCTCGGCATCGAACTGCCTCCGCTGCCCCCGCGCACCGTCCACCACCACGACGACCACGGAGGTCAGTCATGATCCACGGCATAGACGTCAGCGGCTACAACGCTGCGACCCCGGACCTGACCGGACAGGACTTCTGCTTCATCAAGGCCACCGAGGGCGGCTCGTACGTCAACCCGAAGCAGAGCACGCAGACCGCGGCCGCCCGGAAGGCGGGCGTCGTCGTCGGCTTCTACCACTTCGCCCGGCCCGGCGACATGCAGGCGCAGGCTCAGCACTTCGTCGACAAGTGCGAGTCGACCGACGGCGATGTCCTCGCCATCGACTGGGAGGACTCCTCGGTCTCCTGCGCCGACAAGGACCTGCTGCTCAAGGCCGTCAAGAAGCTGCGCCCGACGCACCGGGTCATCGTGTACTGCAACACCGGTTTCTGGCTCCATCGGGACTCCAGCAGCTTCGTGCAGGACGGGCTCTGGATCGCCGACTACAGCCACCCGGCCGGCCACCCGCCCATCAGCGCGAAGTGGCTCATCCACCAGTACGCCGACCACCCGACCACGGACCAGGACGTCGCCCAGTTCGCGTCCAGGGCCGCGATGAAGGCGTGGGCCACCGGCGACACCACCAAGACGGACGGCGGTTCGAAGACCCCGACCAAGACCGAGCCGACCGTCGACCTGTCCAAGCTCATCGCCGCGGCGAAGACCGACCCGAAGGCGAAGCAGGGGCACCAGACCTACGCGGCCGGCGTCAAGCTCGTCGAGGCCGCGCTGCGCGCCGAAGGCCTGCTCGGCAAGGAGTACGCCGGTGACGGCTCGTACGGGACGACCACCCTCAAGGCGTACGCGAAGTGGCAGGAGAAGTGCGGTGTCGGCGGCCCGTACGACGGCATCCCCGGCATCAAGTCCCTGACCGCGCTGGGCAAGAAGCACGGCTTCAAGGTCGTCGCCTGACGTGCGCGGACGCCCCCTGCTCGACCCTATGGGGTCGGGTGGGGGGCACCGCCCTGCCTTCGTGTCCGATGACTTGTCCAAGTAATAGGAGGGTCGAGACGCCCAGAGGGCTGGGTCTGGGCTGGCGCCGTCACTCGGGGGCGGTGGCGCGCCCCGGCATCTCACCCTGGCGACCCTCGTCGACACCCCGAGTCGGCTGGAAGCGGCTGCGGTGGGCCACCTTGAGGCCAGGCTGACCCCACCGGTACATGCGGGCAGAGACAAGCGTGTCCCCGCGCAGGTCCACGGACACCTGGTAGTACACCGTCCCGTCGCCCCACACCTGCTTCGCCATGACCTGGGTAAGGCCGACGTTGCCGCTACCCCTCCCGCCCCAGCACATGTAGCGGCCACGACGTCATGAAATCGCCGCATAGAACCCCGTGATCATTACCTCCGTCTCTCGTGACAGAAAGACTGCCGAGTGAGCACATGTGACAAGTCGAATGCCTTGGCGGTGACAACTAGACTGCTTCGACCGTTCCCATTCACCAGGTCAGCCGGACCGGCTGGTGACAACTCCTGAGCTTTGGCTCAGCGCGCGGCAATGAGCTGACCTGGGAGAACAGAATCCGTGGCGGATGAGAAAGACCTGGGCGAAGCCCAGCGCGTGCACTGGCAGTCGACTTCAGCACCACCGGCCTTGACCGGTTGCGCGCCGCCGCTCGGGCCGAAAGCAGCTCCGAGCGGGTGACGACCCTCGTGCACGACGTTCGTGCCGTTGCCCCTGCCGGAGGCATCGGTGGACGCGGTCTTCGCACACATGCTGCTGTGTATGGCTCTGTCTACCTCGGAGATTCACGCGCTGCGTTGGGGGCGGGCCGGTCCGCGATCCTCGCGCAGAGCTGCTTGGGCGGTGGCAGTCTGGAGGATGTGGAGGCCGGGCATGGCTTGGCTGGTGTGCGGCAGGTGTGGCAGTCGAGTCATGTGCTGCTGGTGATCCCGGTCGTCCTCATCGTGGTGATCACAGCGGTGGATCAATTGGTCCCGGCCGACATCCATCTCGGCCCGCTGCTGGTCATTGCTCCTGCGATCACCGCCTCGTTCGCCGGCCCGCGGCTGACTGGCCTGATCGGGTTTCTGGCCGTGGCGGCGCAGGCGTACATCGGCTGGCAGCTTGGCATCCTGGCCTCGCGTAACGTGATGGTGCAGATCCTTGCCCTGGCAGTGCTGTCAGCCATGATCGTGTTCTTCTGCGTGGTGCGGGAAAGGTATCGGCGCCAGCTGGCCCAGGTGCGGTCGGTCGCAGAGGCCGCGCAGCACGTCCTGCTGTGGCCGCTGCCGGAGCGGATCGGCGCGCTGCGGATCGCCTGCCTGTACCTGGCCGCCGAGGACGAGGCGCAGATCGGTGGTGATCTCTACGCGGCCACCCGCATCATCGGCGGTGTGCGCATCATGATCGGCGATGTGCGGGGCAAGGGGCTTTCCGCCATCGGCGAGGCCGCCCTCCTGCTCGGAGCCTTCCGCGAAGCCGCCCACCAGCACACCTCCCTGCCTGATCTGGTCGCTTCCCTGGAACAGAGCGTCACCCGCTACCTCGCCGACTTCGAGCCGGCCGAGGAAACCGGCGAGCGCTTCGCCACGACCTTGCTGCTGGAACTCCCCGACGACGACCCCATCGCTCGAATCGTCAGCTGCGGACACCCCCCGCCCCTGGTGCTCAGCCCCGGCAAGTCCCTCACCGTCCCCAGCCTGCACCCCGCGCCACCGCTGGGGATCGGCGAGCTGGGACCGGAGGAATACAAGATCGATGTGCTCTCCTTCGAGCCCGGCGACACGCTCCTGCTCTACACCGACGGCGTCATCGAAGCCCGCGACGCCGATGGCGCCTTCTACCCCTTCGAGACACGGGCCGCCCAGTGGAGCGAGGCCGGCCCGGAATCACTGCTGCACCACATCCGGCGCGACCTGCTCGCTCACGCCCGCGGACGCCTCGGCGACGACGTGGCCCTCGTCGCGCTCCGCCGCGAGCCCGACACCCACCGACGCCACCATCACGGGCGCGCCATCCACGCGAGCACCTTCGGCACAAGCTCCTGAACTGGACGTACGACGTGGGACGGGACATCTGGACGGCCGTTCGTACGGCGCTCGCGAACGGCCCACTGCACCCGGCAGCGGGCCGCAGGCGTTTCCCGCTTCCCATGCGGGCGGGTCTGGATCGTAGTTGTGTCTGTTCCTGGCGGGAGCGTCAGTCCCGTTCGACCTGTTCCGGGTTCGCCTGTTCCGGCAGAGGCGGTGATGGCGGGAACAGGTGGTCTTCCAGGGCGGGTAGCCCGAACAGCATGAGAAGCGGCACCGCTGGGCCGAGCAGAGCTATCACGATCACGGCGCCTCCCCGCGAACTAGCGATCACGGCTGTTACTTGGCGGCAAGCCGGCCACGTTCACCGTGCGGCCGAACGGGGGACGCCGCACATGGGGACGAGGCCCGTGTAGGCCGAACGGGTGATGTCTTGTCGTGCGGACGCATGGCCGGGCCGCGGTGGACCGCGGCGGCCTGGCGCGTTCCGGCCGCGCAAGTGCGGCTGAGCAGCCCTGTCGCCTCGTGACGCTCGGAGTCGCTGCCCTTGGTAGTGCCGGATGGTGGGTGGCCGACCGTCGGCCGGCCCCCTGCGTAAGGTGTGCAAATCTGACTGGCGGCAGAGGCTGGGGAACGGGTGACGACGCGGGAGGCACGCGATGCGTGAGCACTACCACGATGAACTGGATTCGATCACTGATGGCCTCGTAGAGATGGCGAACCTGGTCGGCTCGGCCATCGGCCGAGCCACGACCGCGCTCCTCGATGCCGATCTACAGGTCGCCGAGAACGTGATCTCGGGTGATGCGGTGATCGATGATCTGCAGCGTGACTTGGAGGACCGTGCGATCGCGCTGTTGGCACGGCAACAGCCGGTTGCCACGGACCTACGGATCGTGGTCACCTCACTGCGTATGAGTGCCGATCTCGAGCGGTCGGGAGATCTCGCCCAGCACGTGGCCAAGCTGGCGCGGCTGCGCTATCCCGACCGGGCGATTCCGCGTGACTTGCGGCGCACGATCCTGGAAATGGGCCAGCTCGCGCAGCGTCTGATGGCCCAGACCGCCGAGGTGCTTATGACCCGCGACGTCGACGCGGCGCTTCAGATGGAGCGGGACGACGACCGCATGGACGAACTGCACCGTGCGATCTTCCAGCACCTCATGGACGACAGGTGGCACCACGGCGTCGAGACGGCCGTGGATGCCACGCTCATAGGCCGCTATTACGAACGCTTCGGCGATCACGCTGTGGCGGTAGCCCGACGTGTGGTCTTCCTCGTCACCGGTGAGCAGGCGGACGACCTGCTCACCGAACCGCCCACGATCGCCTGACCGAGCCCGGGGCGCTCGCGATGCAGGTAAACCCGGCCTGCTCACGGCTGGCCGGGCTCACCGGCGGAGGCCCGGACCACATCACTGTTCCTACCTCCGCGTTTCCAGGCTACGCGCGCCCCGGCTGGTTGCGCCCGCTCCCCGACGATTGGCGCGCCGCCGGATGACCGCCGGCGCAGATATCGCCGGGGCCCGCCCGGTTCAGACGCGGCCACTTACAGCTCGCCTCAGTCATCCCGTGCACCGCTGGAACGGTGCCGAGGCGCCCCTTCTGGAAGCCCTCGAACGCCTGATCACGCTCACGCTAGGGGTGGAGGGGGCTCGCTCCCTCCTCAGTGATCGTCTGAGCTGTGGCGCGGTCACCGGAGGTCCGGAATCCGGGACCCGAATGGCCAACTATCGCTGCGAGGCGGGGCCGCCCGCGGTTGAGCGGAGGCCCGTGACCCGCGCTCACACCGCGAGGGCTGGCCCGCTATCGCTGGAAGTCACATCGGCGGCCAGCTGCTCCGCACCGCCCCTGGCGATCTGGTAGAGGTCGGTGGGCACTGGGAATCCCGGCTGGCCGACGTGCTCTCCGTTGATCCGGCGGGCCCACTCCGAGTAGTTCGTCTCCAGGCCATTGCCGCTGATGCGTACCCCAGGGGGCACCATCCGCGGCGAGCCGTCCGGGTAGACGCCGACGGTGTGCCGCAGTGTCACGAACAGGGCGTCGTTCGCCTCGTGCTCGCTTCCCTCCCGCAGGTATTTGTTGACCACCGCGTCCCGGACGGGCAGCCAAAGGCGCAGGGCGGCCCGGGCGCTCGCCGGGAGGCCGGTGGTCTCCTCGGTGGCCTCGGTACGGCCGGGCGGGTTCCGGGTCAGCCGGATCGTGGAGTAGTCGTTGGTGAGGTCCCGGACGCCCGCGGCCACCAGGCCCTCGCGGGTGATGCCGGTCGCCCACAACAGCTCGAGGGCGGCCAACAGCCGGAGCCGGTACGGCTCGCGCCGTTGGTGGACGGGCGTGGACAGGGCCCGGCGCAGCACTATGTGCTGTCGGGGGTCGAGCGGGACGCGAGTGTGCTTGGACCAGGGCCGTCCGCCGGGGACCTCCCACCAGAACGGCCGGCGTTGCGCGGCCCGGTTGAGGTCGACGATGCCGTCCATGATGTGCCGCTGTGTCGCCGAGGTGAGCGGCCGGCCGTAGGGCGGGCGGGTGCGGTACTCGCCGGCCGCGATCCGGGCGAGCACGGTGCCGGGGTGGTCGGGGTGGCCGAGGACGTCGTTATGGAAGAGGTCCGGCAGGCTCCACAGGGCCTCGGTCGGGAGGTCGGCGGCCGCGCGCTCCAGGGTGGAGACGGTGGTGCGCAGGCGTTCGGCTCGCTTGTCCCCCGTGTTGATGTCGGGGTCGGCGAGGGCGCGGCGTAGGGCGGCGTGGAGCTCCTGGAGCGCGGCGGGCTGCATGGCAGCAGGGTAGAGCCGGCACGGCCTGGTGGTGCAGAATACGCAGCAGGGACGTCCCAGCAGGTCGAGAGGCTACGGCCTCCTCGGTCGAGCCTGCTGGGGCGTCCCTGCTTATTGGGCCGGGGGGGTCAGGCAGCGGGGACCGGGCCGGCCTCGTTGTCGAACCCGAGCCGTGCGAACCAGTCGTTGAGGGCGTCCACCAGGTCGCCCGTGTTCAGGGTGCCGTCCCAGATTCTCCATGCCCTGCTTGGTGTTGAACAACTCCGTAATGGCCCGGCCGGCGTCGGTGGTGGCCGGGTCGAAGGTGAGCTTGTGCGCCATGGGGATCCTTACTGGGGTCAGTCGGTCTTGCGGGGGCGCTGCTGTGCCAGCACGAGGGGAGCGACGACCACACCAGAGTCGTCAGTCACGGTGAGCAACTTGTCGAAGGCCACGTTCTCGCGGCTCCGCGGGTCGGCAGGCGGCAGGTACTCCGCGCGGCGCAGCGCCGCCCAGATGTTCCTGACGCTGCGGAGGCGCATGTCGTCCGGGTCCCAGGAGGCGACGCGGCGGCCGTCCCCCATGCGGAAGACGACCGGCCCGGTGGGTTCCGGGGGTGTCGGCGGGGTCATCCGGCGCGGCCTAGGGGCGGACCTGTTGAGGCGGCGCCGCAGGGGGCTTCCGTATGCGGGCCCTTCGGTGAGCGCGGCGGTGTGCTCAACGTCCGCCGCGGTCGCCTCGTCGCTGCACCATTCGAAGGTCGCGCGGCGTATGTCTACTTCGGGCCACCACGGCTTGTCGGTGGCGTGCTGCTTGAGGCGCTGGTTCGGGTTGAGACTGGAGCCGACATACAGCAGCCGGCCGGTGCGGTCGTACAGGCGGTAAACGGCGGTGCACCCGGGGCCAAGGACAGCGGGCGTCTTCACGTGGGGTGTCTCCTCGTCAGTCGGTCGTGTGCTCAGGCTTGGGACCGGGCAGGGTGTCCCATACTTCGGCGAAGCGGCGGACCTGGAAGGCCAGGACCACGGGGCCGGCGGCCAGCTCGGCGACGATGGGCGCGTGTTCCTGGAACCGCTGTGTGCGCATGATCTGGCCGGCGCGGGTGGGGGACACGGTGCGCCCGGTCTCCTTGGACAGGATCTTGGCGACCTCGGCGCGGCCAGCGAGCTCGGGGAGGGGCACGGGCTCGTTGTTCCGGCGGTCCAGCTCTTCCTCGGTCATGACCTCGACGCCGACGACAGCTGCGCGGCCGTGGGCGGCCAGTATGGCGCGGTCGGTGGTGGCGAGGGCGTCGGACGTGGCGCGCTCGACGGTGGGGGCCTCGACCATGAGGCGAACGGAGAAGTTCCCGTTCGGGGCGGTGCTGATGGCCGCGTGATGGCCGGTCAGGTGGTCTGCGGCCGTGTCGTGGGCGTCGTCGGGCACGCGGGCGTCGTACTCCACGTACACGCTCCACCAGCGCATGGGGGCTCCTTCGGTGTGATGGGTGGGCCGCCCCTGCCCGGTCGAGTGGCAGGGGTGGCGTGGCCGGTTCAGTGGGGCCAGTTGAAGCCCGCCCGGCGGAGGGCGGCTATGCCGTTCTTCCACGAGCGGGAGTCGCTGGGGGTGCTGGCGAGGGTCGCGACTCGCACGCCGTCCTTGCGGACGATCGGGTGGGAGTTCTTCTTGCCGACCGACACCTCGAACCCTTGCGCCTCCAGTTCGTTGACGAGCTTCTTCAGGTCCTTGTTCACCGTATCCCCTTCCCTTTCTGCTGACAAGTCAACCCTACCTAGGAGCCTTATCGAAAACAAGGATAGCTAGAGAAAACGGCAGGTCAGGCGATGTGCTGTAGGTTCCACCGGTGAGGCGTTGACCGTCGGGCGTGCCCGTACGTAGACGCGTACGCGGGGACGCGCGCGGACCAGTAGCGGCCCAGGGGCGGCGGCGCTGGCGCGTCGGCTCTGACCTGCGGAGCCTTTCCCCGCGCTTTCCTTGGGGGTGGAGACGGGGCGCGTGGGCTCTGTGAAAGTTGGTGATGTCAGCGGGGGACACAAGCCCCGGACCCACTCAACTCCCCACGGAGGAACCGAAAATGACCAGCACCGTTCGCGCCGCCGCCCGCAAGACCGCCACCGCCACCAAGGTCTACATTCACGTCGACTGCACCTGCACCCGCGTCAACGGCACGGTCCTGAAGGCGATCGACACCGTGGCCGGCGCCGAGGCGTACGCCGCAGAGAACGGCTTCACCGCCACCTACTGCAAGACCTCGCTCAAGCCGGCCGCGGTGGAGACCCTGGCCGTGGAGGAGCCGGCGGTTGAGGCCCCGGCCGGGGAGGAGGCCCCGGTGGTCGTCGAGGAGCCGGCCGTGGAGGAGGAGGCCCCGGTGGAGGAGCCCAAGGCCAAGCCGGCCTCGAGGAAGCGCGCCCCCAAGAAGGAGGCCACCGAGGAGGCCCCGGTCGCCGAGGGCCCGTCCTTCGACGTGGAGGTCAACAACAAGGACCAGTACGGCAAGCAGCGCCGCGTCGCGGTGGAGGCCATCGCCGAGGCCCTGGGCGCGACCACCACCTACACGTCGGTGAAGAACAAGCACAAGACCGGCAACGACGCCTTCATCGTCACCGTCACCGGCGGTCGGCCCGGTGTCGAGGTCATCATCCGGGACTTCGTCGGCAGCACCGCCGCCGAGAGCGAGCTGATGGCCCGGGCCATCGCCGACGCCAAGGCTGCTGCGAAGGCCGTGGACGGCGCGACCGCCAACGACGTGCAGAAGGCTTGGAAGAAGGCGGCCCGCGACTTCATCGCCACCGAGGGCGAGGCCCTGGCCGCGCGGGTGGCGGTCAGCTGACCAAGTACCTCACCACCCCCGGGGGGTGTCCGGCCGACTCGACCGCGGCCCGGGCGCCCCCCGCGGCGTTCCCCGCGCAGGCCGCCGACCTGCTCTTTTTCCCATCGCATTCCTCGTCGAGGCGGAGACGCGGTCGGCCGACTCCGTGAATTTGGGGTGTCAGCAGGACGCAGACCCCCCAACCACGGAGGCACACGATGGGCACCACGGCGACGTTCACCAGGGACCGCGCGGCGGACGATGCGCTGTGGCGGGAACGGTTCCCGAGGTGCCCGATCATGTCCGTCTACGACGACTTGGACGAGGCCGCGGGGGGCATCACCACCTGGGATAGGGAGACGCTCGCCTACAGTAGGCCGGCTCTGAACTTGCTTCACTGGCCCACGAGTCGACTTACGCCGATTTGGTCGGGGTAAATATCCCAGCTTGTGTAGTTCGCCGTCTCTGCGTACGTGTTAATGACTGATCGAGAGGCGAGGTCGCGTCCATTCTTATTCAATGCTGAAAAGTCAGGAGTGAGGATGCCATTGTGTTGAGGAGTTGTTCCTCCGCGCGCGTGACTGGCATACCAATCATTCCAGTTGGGGTACTTTCCTTTCTTGTCCCTCCAATTTTGACACTCATCATTCAATCCCCAGGCGTATCCCCTGAATCCGCTTGCATCGCTGGGGTCTTCCGTCTCGAAAACGTAGTTGATTGTAGTTCCGTCAGGGGTGAAGATTTTTAGGGTACCTGTGGAGCTTCCGTAGGCCTCCGACATGACAGACTGGTTCAGGACGATGCGCGAGGACTTGGGACCACTCCCATTCTCGACAGGGAAGGTCGGCCTGAAATCCTCCTGGCACGCTGTAACGGCATAAGCGAAAACAGTGCCGGATGAATCGCTCTTCGTGTCGACCCAGTAGCCGCGCCTCTGGAATACGCTTTCGATAATCTTCCCGGAAATGGTAGGTAGCCCTGGACTCCCTGGAAGGGAAGGCAGCCGTACATCCTGAATTGCACGGTATGAAGGGCGGCCGAGTTGCTCCTCGAACTTTTCATACGTATAGCCAGCCCGGAGATTTCTGAGCCTTGCGTACTCCCCCTCCTTCCAGTCTCTATTCTTGTACCATAGGGCAACTACGCCAACGGCCGCGACAAGGGTGCTGATTGCTGTTACAACGCTCGCCGAGGAAATTAGCAAGACTGGAACAGGGTTCTTCTTGAAGAAGTTATCGAAGCGCTCACCCAGGGTCGGCGGTCGCGATTGTTGGTCCTGTTGGTTTGGATTAGTCAT